ACTTTTATTGATACCTTATTGGAACATCAGACCAAGGGCCGTATACATGCGGAGGTGCATCAGTTACGATCTGAACGTGGGGGGACATTAACGGGCCGTATGAGCTACAGTAATCCAAATTTGCAACAGGTTCCAGCTCGTAATAAGGAAATCGGCCCTTTAATTCGTTCCCTGTTTGTACCAGAAGATGATTGTGTATGGGGCACATTTGATTACAGCCAACAGGAACCCCGTTTGGTGGTTCATTATGCGTCGAAACTAAAATATACGTCGGTTGAACCTGTTGTAGACTCATATAAAAACGATGAAGCTGATTTTCACCAAGTAGTTGCGGACATGGCCAATATTCCGCGTACTCATGCTAAATTAATTAATCTCGGATTGTTTTACGGCATGGGGAAAAAGAAACTATCAGAACAACTGGGCTTATCGTGGGATGAAAGTGATGCTCTTTTCAATAAGTACCATAGTCAGGTGCCTTTTGTTCGTCAACTTGCTAATTACTGCGCACAGAGGGCCTCGGAAGTGGGGTTTATTAAGACTATCGGGGGGCGTCGTTGCAGATTCACCATGTGGGAACCCGACACCAAGGGTTATCATAAACCGATGCCTTTTGACCAAGCTATGAAAGAATACGGCAAGCATATGGGATTGAAACGTGCATTCACATATAAAGCATTAAATAGATTGATTCAAGGAAGCGCCGCCGACCAAACAAAGATGGCTATGGTTGCTTTGTATAAGGAGGGGATACTGCCGCATATCCAGGTGCATGATGAACTTGATATTTCGATTGAAACTCAACAGCAAGCGGATAAAGTAGCCGAAATCATGGAGCAATGTACTCCATTAGCTATCCCCAATAAGGTTGACGCTGAATATGGACCAAGCTGGGGGGATGCAAAGACAATATTTAGTGAAAAGCCCATCACTCGTGGACTTGGTTATAACCACAGTGTTCAATTGACAAATGAAAACTTGGTGGGAAATGTTGGCTAGGGTATACTTAATATAGTAGCTAATTAGAAAGGAGAATAGCTATGACTGTTGAAGCTTTACACCAACGGTATGACTACGGGCGCTTGCCCCCGCATCTACAGGGTGGCGTTCGCCGGTATATAGAAGAAGGTATCCCTCCAGGAGACTTCCTCACCGCTGTTATTACCAATAACCTGCGTCTTGCCGTAGGCCACGCTGACCCAACGAGCCTAGCCGCACTTACTGATATAGTGCGGTTTTTCTATAATGAGTCTCCCGGTGGTTGTTGGGGAACCCCTGAAAAAATGAAGGCTTGGATGCAAACAGGCCATAAAAAGAATATCGTTTGAAGAATACTCTCGATAAAAAAAGGCGCTGGGGTGGGAGGAAACCCCAGCGCCCTAGTCTAAGGCGCTCGAAACCAAAAGGCTATGGTCGGTCCCTAGAGGCCAGCGCCCTACAGGGAGGTTAATCATTTCTACTTTATACATTTTTTATCAATTTGACAATAAGATATTTGTTCGTGAAATTGTCACTACCTATAATGCTGTTATTGGCTAAAACAAACAGAAGGGAGAGGCCATATGTCAAATGTTACTTCTATTGAGGAAATACCTACTAAGAAAAAGGCAAAACCTTCAAAGCCTTCCAAGGCTGCGAAAAAGAAGCCTGCTTCTAACGGTGTTTCCAAAGACGGTAGGGAACAGGCGTTGAATGCGGTAACCGAAACCACGGAAGCTGTTAACAATGTCACGCCCCTCCGGGCGGTGCCTCCGCCACAGCCGCGCAAGCGGAAAAATGGGATTTACCCCAGTGGACACACCATTAAGTTCACGGGCGCTCCCAACCCTGTGCGGGAAGGCACAAACCGAGCGGAAATTTGGTCCTTGTTTAAAGACGGCATGACCGTTGGGGACTTTATGACTATCCTAAGTACCACTGAAAAACGTGGTAAGACTGGTAAGCCGCTCCAAGGTGGTCATGGCGACCTGCAAATCGCTGTGGAAAAGGGCTACATTGAACTGGTTGAATGATAAATGCCCACCTGTTTTCCTATACCCTTGGTGCTATACTAATGGCACCAAGGGTTTTTTCCTTTAGGAGGTACTAATGGTCGAAGAAGAATATGAAGTGGATCGAAATTTAAAATTCTTCCCGTACCCGTTGCTTATAAGAGCAGCGGAAATCGCGAAGAAACGCAACTATAATCGTCAGGTTACGGAGGACTTTATCAATAAGGTGCTGCCGGAAGCTGACCCAGATGGTGACTTTAACTATCCCATATCATGTAGTTTTTTACATGAACACGCGCAGGGCGAATCTGTTGACCCACATATGCGGTGCGAAATACTTGGGCCGTGGGGTGGCGGAGAAAAGCCTTTTGATCGTATATATCTTGACGTTGATATGGGCCTGTTCACCATGTTGCCGGATACAAGCATCTATGACGAAGAAACGGGGCACCTACCTTCAGCTTAAAGCAACCACTTGCGACTGGTGTGGTCAGTGGACAAGGCTTGTGCATGTTCATGGCAATTATCAATGCGGAAGTTGCCGCCGTGTTCTAATAGAACAATATAAGGGAGAAGAAAAAATGGCCAATAATTCAAGTTTTACCTCTCATTTTACAGTTTACATATCCACAAGTGCATTAACTGAAGAGGAAGCAAAGCGGTTCCCCGTTGAAGTATTGAAAGCTCTACACCATGTGCAAGGAGGATTAAAGGTGAGCATTGTGCGAGAATCAAACGAAGACCCCGCAGTAGACTGGGGAAAATAAAATGGGGAAAATGAAATGGTACAAAATGGATTTACAACAGGCGTGTGAAGAAGCCGTCGAAAGCAACCTTCCTTATGAACAGCAGTTCAAATTGGTAAAGAATGCCTTAGTCCAGCAAGGATGGCCCGCTATTGATAAAACAATAAGTCAATATTTAGAATATGTGAATCAAGGTAATGATAACAACAGTTACGATGGTGAATATAACGATAAATAAAGGGTAGCTATCCCAGGGCCATGCCTTATAATAGGTTTACATATAACCCATGGAGGTGGTTATGAAACTAGATATTATGCATTTGGCACTGGAGGGTTTAGAAAATGCGCAAAGCGCAGAAATGTGCGATAAGATGATTAGCCGCATTATCCAAAGTTACGGAAAACCTTTTGCAGTATCTGTAATGAGTAATTATGTCAAACGTCGTTTAATGGCTAGTGGGCACGAGGTTAGCCCCGAGGAAATTGCAAATTATGTCGAAAAAGTGTCGGAGGGTATTTCTGATGCAAATGCACACTGACCCATACCCCATAATTGAGCAGTTGGGTACGAGAATTAGTCTTGCAAAACGAGCCCTTGAAAGGGCGCATAGCAGGGATTTTAAGATGTATTGGCAGTCTGTTTATGATTATTTATTGCGTCGATTGGAGGAACAAAAACGATGCCGTATAATGAAATAATTGAAGGTGCCCGTGTTCGCACAGACACAACCATAGCTATTGATAAAATAGCAGCGAAAACACTTCGTGAATTAGCTTTAAGGCATGATAAGACAATTAAGGCTATGATGCGGCAAATACTTCACGAGTGGTGCGAACAAGAAGCCATGGCGAGCGCCGCATTTGCTGAGTATAAGGCTAAAGCGAGTAAGGGCCATCCTTAGTTTGTTGATATTCAGTTAGGGCGGTACGTTGGCTGACTTACTAAGGGGGGAGGGGGGTACCGCTCTTAACTCCTTTGCCCCTCCCCCTACCTAACGGAGGAATTAGGCTATGTGTGAATCACGTTTTCATCCTAAAGCTGAACAAGCATTAGATGACTTTGCTAGAGGCGAAATTAGCGAGCATCAAGCTTACTGGGATTTATCAGATATAGGGTGGTCTGACGAAGCTATTGACAAAATGTTAACGGATATACGGGTGGAGAAAAGCCGCCCTAATCCTGAGGATTTATAGCCATGCCGTATGTGGAAATTGAAAACCCACGAGGTTTTGACCCTAAAATAGATATGGAATCTGGAATAATGCAGCCTTCATCAGAATGCCTCATTGATATCAAAGTCATTAAAGATAACCAATCTACTTGTTTAATCTACATGGATGTGTCGTCTAAGTATGAAACCACAACCGTCAAATTAAACAAAGAAAAAGCCATGAAATTGGCGACACGTTTATTAGAAGAAGCGAAAAAATTAACCGTGTAACGATAAAAAAAGGCTTTTTTCTGCCATATCACACTGTATTGTAAATTGTTAGGCCAACAAACTTATAGAAAGGAGATTTAGTCATGGCCCATAAAATTATGCATGGTTCCGAGTTATTTTCAACAAACGCAACGACAACTGGCAGCAGGAAAAGTAAACGAGTTGCCAGACATAAAAGCATTCCTTATGGAAGACCCGGGAGCCTTTCCTATACCGTGGAAGCTATTGCCGAATACCAAGGGTGTTCAGCTAATCAAATATTGCGCGAAATAGGATATACCAGCGCCAGTATCCATACGGGATGGTTGCAAAAAGGTGAGTGCCCTAAAATCGTAAGTCTCGCGGTTGAGGGGTACCTCGCACGAAAAAGCTTAGTGGCTTTGAAAGACCATATGGGGGTTCTCCGGGTAGCTTCTGAAACGCAGCAACCCAAACCGGAAGCAACCGTAGAAATTCCGTTGTCAACCCAAAACATTGTAGATTTGATTTTGGTGTGCGCCAACAGCGGCGAACAACAGTTAGTTGAGCCATTGGCAAAGTTGCTCAACGCCAAAAATATCGTGCCGTCAAGCCAGTAATCTAAAAAAACCAGCTCATTGGCTACCTTGGTCAATGGGCTGGTTTATTTTCTATGTTGTCGTAAAGACGGTATAGAGTTTGCTCCTTTATTTGTCCCACCCTACTATTAAGCATAGCAACTATAAGGAGTTTTAGCTATGTATCACGTAAACGGGTCGTCTACACAAACGGCAACCATCAACGTTACAAACGCCTCTCCTCACGCATACCACGGGGACCGTGAAGTAACCATCACCTGCGGCATACCTGCAGAAACAGCACCGGACGGCGGTAGCCTTACCGACTTAGAAGCAGACCTACGGCAATACGCTCTAAGCCAAAAAACCGATGCGCTGGGGTACATTATTGATGTACGGGTTAGCGATGCCCCAGAAAACGCAGATAACCTAACTGGTAATAACGAAATTTGGGTTACCATCACCTACCCAGTTAGCAAGGAAGACGAAGAAAAGGGTTATCGCCCATACTACCGGCATATCGCCGTTGGCGCTTTTAATTACTGGGCCGAAGTATGTGGGCAACCTTGGCAGGAAATGAACCCGGAAGGGGGGTCAGGTACAAAAGCAGAAAAAGTGAATATGTAACCAAGGCGAGCGGCGGCGTCAGGGGCTGGTTTAGTGGTGTTCTCTTGTTCTCACACCACCCTTTCCCAGCATTCAAAAAAGGCTAGATGCTGCGGCGGTTTTTCTAGGTTCTAGTGCATGTTCTAGGACTACCTTTGAAAAACTGGATATTGCTATGGCTTTCCGTTAATCTAGCCGACCGCCGCGCCCATTATTTTATCGTATTGACCATATGAATATTGTTCATAAAAATGTCCCACCATAGTGTTGTGGCTAGGCCCAGCCCCACCCATCCGGCCCCTGTGGCACGGTCTACGGGCGCTCTAAGGGGTGGGGATTGGGCCGTTAACCTTGGCAAAAGGAGTAAAAAAATGGCTAGTTACTACGACGATAACTTCGGTGAGTGGCATATTGAAGATGAAGAAAAAATGGCTTTCTACCGTCAAGTTCAGGCAGAAAGCATTGAAAAAGAGTGCGAAGATTGCGGGCGAAAAGTAAGGCTCCGCCCGCACTACGGAATTTGCAATTCATGCGCTGACCGCATAGAGCGGGGATATCAATGGTAAAACTTACCAAAGGGAGAATAGGTATGAAGTTGCTTACAAAAGAAATCAAAGCAAAACTCGAAAAAAACCGGAACATGGGATGGCAAGAAGCCAAACCGATTGTAAAGTTCTTTAACCCAGTCGGCAGCGCAACTTGGTTGATTGGTGAAATAGAAGAAGACGGCGACACCATGTTCGGGTTGTGTGACCTGGGAATGGGTGAGCCCGAGTTGGGTTACGTGAGCTTGGCGGAACTTGAAGCGGTGAAGGTGCCGCCGTTTGGCCTAGGAATCGAGCGAGAGGTGAATTGGACCGCAGATAAAACCATGAAAGAATACGCTGACGAAGCACGGCAAACCGGCAGCATTCAAACATAAGGGGACCAAATTTCATGATAAAACTTACCAAAGACCAGCAACTCACCCTGCTGCGAAAATGGCACGAAGGCAAAGACGAAAGGTACTCGTTTTTGAAATTCAGGCGCATGGTCCTGCCAACCATCGGGTGCGACGACGCCGTCACCGTACCATGGTGCGGAATGTGGCTGTGCATCGAAAAAGACGGCTATTGTCATACATAGGAGGACGAAAAATGAAAATTATTACGGTCGAAACCAGCCGACTTAACACCTTCAAGGAAAACTGGCCTTGTCATGGCATAAACGATGAAGCCACTCACATTGTCGTGGCGTTTTCCGATGATGGTGATTTAGTCGACTATGAATGCTGCAATGATAATGGCGACAATGTAGACGAAGGCGTAGATAGCGGGGAAGCGTTGTCTGCGCTGTTCACCGACGCCTTTTATAACCATGAAAAAAAATCAATTCCAGGCACAATCGGTTCATTTCTAACCGCATATTAAGGAGAACAGCAATGGGAATGCTAATATGCCCTATCTGTCACGGAAACGGCTTCGTGGCCCGTGAGCCTAATGAAATCTCAGAATATCCAGAGACAACCTATGAAGAGGGGAAGCTCACCCGCATTTCCTTTTCGACAACCGTGAAAGACTGTGACCACTGCATGAACTACGGCGAAATACCTGACTAAATAGATACACCAGCCTTTGCTCCTTAAAGCGTCCAAGGGTACACTTTATTATGCTTAATAAAGGAGGGTTAAAACCTATGACTATTTGGACAGGCAACTTGCTAAAAAAAGAATGGGAAAAGTTTGATTGGCCCCTACGAAATATTGACGTTGATGGCTCGCCTATACCTGCGGCCATCTGGGTAGATGTTTTGCTCACCCAGTTTAACTTCACCTACAGCGGCATCGACGGTTGGCTTGAAAGCAGCGCCGATGACCCCGAGTGGGATTGTGCCATCTATGCTGGGTTTAATAAAGATGGTGTTCCTTACATCGTAGCCAAAAACGTGGATGTTAGCTGATTAAATAGTTTGTCGGCAGGAAGGCGGGGCGCTGGTTCATTAAAGCGTCCCGCCTTACTATTAGGTACAGCCAAACAAAAAGGAATACATAACCGCTATGACCACAAACACATCTCCCCTAATCAAAGCCGTTACATCTTTAGAAGATGTGATGGCCTTATACGACAACACCAGCCATCGCACATGGAACGTGCAAGGCGGCATCTACACAACTGACGATAGTGGTGCCGCCCATAATCATTTTATAATCGCGCAAAACACCGCAGAATGGGGGCCAAACAACGAACCTGCGTTTATGGTTCTTGGCCACTACAGCAGCGAAGACCTACCGCCCGCCGCCGAAGATGCCCTACATGCCGACCGCTTTGCCGAGTGGCTGCAAGAAGAAGCGGTAGCCCTCGCCGAAAAGCAAAACCTAGTTCCCGCAGATACAGTGCTATGCATCACCTGCAACGCTTTCTTTAGCAGCACTCTAGTAGGGGGCCAGGGATAAAATGGCTGACCAATGCAGCTTTTTAGACACCCTGCTGGGTGACTTGTTCGCGCCACCAAAGAAAAAGCGCAAGCAAGACCCCGGCTACGGGCGTCTGTATAGGTGGTGCAAGAAAAATAACATCACCTACACACGGGACCAAAGCTACTGGGATTTTGACCACAGTGGCGTCGGTACCATTGGCATGAATGACGGTGGCTACGGCTACGAAACCGTGCTGGAAATAGCCCAGGAGCGGCTGGCCACAGGCAATCCACACTGGCCCTTTGACCAAGAGGAATAAAATGACCAATGGGCCACGTCAAAGTTCCCGGCAAAAGTTTATCACAAGATAAACAGACCTTTGCTCCTTAAAACATCCGGCCTTACTATTAACCATAGCCAACCAAAAGGAGTTTCAGCTATGCCAAATCATTGTGATAACTATCTAGCCCTCTGTGGCGAAGATATAAAATCCCTAAAAGCCTTCCACAAGGCCATGGGTAACGAAATGGACTTCAACAAAGTCATACCCATGCCGCAAGCCCTGCGCGACCAAGGCAACCTGCCCACCGACGAAACGTGCCCAAACCCTAACTGGCGCGATTGGTCGATTGAAAACTGGGGTACCAAGTGGAACGCCTACGAACACAACCCAGAACTTACCTCGGCAAAGTACCCCGAAAACAAAGGGGATTGCGGGGAAGTTTGTTACAACTTCATAACGGCATGGGGTCCGCCCACGCCCATAGTGCGCGAACTGCAACGCCAATATCCCACCCTAACCATCACCATGTATTTCAGCATAGAAGGTGACATGGGGGAGGGCTGGGTCGACGAAAACGGCTACGAAGTTAATGGCAAAACCAAGCCGGAAAATGGTCGCCTTATTTCAGGGTAAAAGCCAATAGAAAGGGCAAACCGATGAGACCGCAATTTCTAAAACCAACACCCATAATCGATAATCTAATAAAAGCTGCATACGTTATCGGGAGCGGCTTCGCTGTAGGGGCGGTCATGTGGTTGATTATTATCGTACTTATGATAATGTAACCTGACCAACTAATTTGTCGGGGGAGGGCGGGGCGCTAGTTCGTTAATGCGTCCTGCCCTATAATTTTATTATAGCCAAAAAAGGAGGTTACTATGCAAATCACTATTCAACAAGACGGCGGCAGCAAAATCAGTCGCAGGCGTTTCAAAGTAGCCAACGGCCACTACGAAAACGCCGCCTACAACGACGGCGGGGTGCCATCGTACTTCGTAATGGTCGCCCTGCCCGATTACCAGGAATTAAGCTACGCTTCGCCAGAAATTGAAATGGCGTATCTCGAACAATTTCAAAGCGAATGTGGTAAATCCCCCCATCACCTTGTTCTAGGGTTTGCAGGCGATGAAGCCTACAAAAACAACAAGGAAAACCCCTGGGAGTACCTGCAAGAACTGGCCGTTAGCTTGGCCGAAATAGCAGGGCTAGACCCCAAGTACACCCAAATCGACATCTTTAAAAACAACTATCAAGCCACTCTTTACGGGGTGTCAAACAAGGAGGTTTAACCAACTAATTTGTCGGTAGACCAACAAGGGGTGGCTCGTAAAACAGTCCAGCCTTACTATTAAATATAGCCAACCAAAAGGAGTTTCAGCTATGTGTGATAATCAAGTAAGCTACTTCGTACCTCGCGGGTACGACTACCGCGAAGTATTTGTCAAATGCGGCAACACCGACCACACCGGCAATCGCGCCATTTGTGAAACGTGCAGCCAAGACCCGCAAACCATGCGGCACATCAACAACCAAGAAGCCAATATCGCTGCAGACAACGCTTGGGCGCGCTCAGCCGGGTACGGGGAGTACTAACCATGGCAGAAGACCTTAGTAAAATCAGCAGCCAAGAGCTGCAACAAATGGAAGCCAATGCCTCGGCCACATTCGCATGGTGCATCGGCCACCAAAAAGCCGCTCGCAACGAAATACTCATGCGTAACTATCGCGAAGAACTACAAGCTCGCGGCCTTGACGTAGACCATACCATTGACGGCAAAGCCAACGGTCGCGGTTCTAGCTAACCAAAAGGGAGTAAATGTTATGAACAAAAAGGATACAAGGTTCTGGGTTAAAGAACGGGACATTCAGCGTAAGTGGTTTGCGGATCACGGCGGTTGCTTGGAGGCGTATGTTTCGCGTTATGGTGACTACGGAAATGGCGGCGAAGCCATTTTTAAGGCCGATAAGGCCGCGCTAGATTATGCTGAAGAAAAAGTGCGTGAGGCCCGAAAAACTTATATATCCGGCTAACCAACAGCTTTTCATAATGATAAATAGAAAATAGCTCCTGCCCTTGTCCAAGGGTACTATTAGGCATAGCCAAACAAAAGGAGTTTCAACATGGCATTATCACCGCAAGTTCGTAAGCTAGTCAAAAAGCACTTTAAAAATCGCAACGCCCACGGGGCGCGGTTCAACGGGGTGCACCACGAAATTAACCTGCGCGTAGAACTGGCCGCAGAAATGGCCAACGCCACCGAAAACGGCATTGTCGGCATTTATCATGCAGGGCGCGGTTGCGACGGCGGCAGCTTCAGGTGGGTGGAACATCGCCCAGTGCGGGGCCTCTTTGCAGAGCAAATAGCCCGCGACGAAGACTATAGCTGGGCCGACGGCCCCACAACCATTCGCTTTGTTAAGCCCAGCGAATATGGCTACAAGACAGGCTACTTCAGCAACCCATAGCCTAAGGAGGGCCAAACCAATGTCAACACGCTGCAATATCCTACTCAAAGACGCCTACGGCGACGAAATGTGGTTCTACCGGCACTACGACGGCCACCCAGAAGTCATAATGCCCGATCTTAAACGCTTCATGGGCTGGGTCAAAAACGGTCACCTGCGCGACAACGTCAGTCAAGCAGGGGGCTGGGTTGTCGTTATGGGGCTACCTCCACTCGACGGGCTCACCGGGGGGCTAACACCCGAAATACCACGCAACGATCCATATAGCCCATGGAAAGTAGGACACTACGAGCCAACAACAGAACAACGTGGCGATATCAACTGGCTCTACACCCTCGACCTTGGGGCCAAAACTATCACAAAGGATAAAATCTCCTAAAAGCAAAAGCCTAGAAAACCGCCAATGTGTCCGAAATATATGGCCCTATAGTCATCTCGAGTAGGAATGGAAAAAATAAAAGCAAATGATCGAAAAATGCTAATAGGTCTAATAGCTTTGGATATAGGCTAATGGTGTCAAAGTGTTAACCCCTATTAGGGAGTTATTGTTTCATTTTAAAGTCTAATAAGTCTAATAGGTTTAATCAATAGGTAGCTAAGGCTCCTAGACCGCGCGCGCGCAAACTTGTTTTTCTGTATAGTTCGAGCTATCTGAGCTACCTTTAGGGTCGAACCAAACATATCGCGAGGGAAACATGAGTGGTGCTAAGAATAGCTACGCTGGCAAAATCAAACCCCGCAAGCCAGACGCTGAACAAATTGAACGCCTTTCCGACTATGACGAAATAGGAACAGAAAGGCAAAAGCTAACCGACAAACAACGCACGTTCGTATACGAGTACGTAGTCAATCAAGTAAGCGGCACAGAAGCCGCAAGGCGAGCGGGCTACAAACATCCTAATGTACGGGCAGCAGAACTCCTAAATGACAAACCATACGTCGCCGATAGGATCAACCAATTCCGTCTTGAACTTCAACGCAAGTATGAAGTCACCTATGAAAATCACGTAGAGCAACTAGCCAAACTTCGTGACGTCGCTCTACATAACGGGGCATACTCCGCAGCCGTTAACGCAGAAAAAGCACGGGGTCAAGTAGGGGGTCTATACGTTGATCGCAAGGAGATTTTAGTCGGTCGCATTCAGTCAATGGACAGGGACGACGTTGTTCGTCGCTTGCAGGAAATACACCATCAGTATAGGCCGATTCTAGATGTGACACCTGTTGAGGAGGTAGAAAATGAAGGAATCAGATCTTTGGAGAAAACTACGTGACGGTACGTCGGACTTAAAAATCCATTGGACTCGTCTCGAATCATGGGCTTCGCCGGGAATACCTGACGTTCACGGCTTTTTTGAGTCGTACGATTTATGGGTCGAACTGAAGGTTATAAGAAGTAGTCAACTTAAGATCAGACCACACCAGATATCATGGCACTACAGTCGTCATCGTATGGGGGGATCGTCATTTATATTGATCGGGGATCCCCGGAGGGGGCTAGTGAATCTTTACACAGGGGCCGTGATTCGTGATTTGACTGTCCCGTCGTCGATTTCGTCGGTCCCGTTGGTCTGGTCCAGTCCGTTGAAAAACTGCGACTGGCGATCCATGATCGTGGCTATGTGCTCAGTGATCGAGGATCAGAGGTCCAAGGGCCGTGACCATAAAGATAAAAAAGAAGTTGCTTAGATGGTAGCGCCATGGTAAGGTTCGAATAGTTACCCCACTAGGGGTGATGGCCATTATACAGGAGAAAGTTATGGCACAGTCAAAGCAGAAGGTAGTTGAGTTAGTTGGTTCCGGCAATGCTAAGGAGCCTGTTAGCAGGACGGATTTGCTGGCATTCTTGGCAGCGAACCCTAAAGCGCAAATCGCCCTTACGGGCAGCGCGACCCCGCTTTCCCGCGACCATGGCAAGCGCGCCAACATCTTTGGCACGATGGCCACGTGGGAAGGCCCGGCTGTCGAGTTTGCCCGCGATGCACAGGTTGTCAAAACCTGGGGCGGTGGCATGGGCGACCTGCTTATCGGCCTAAATGGCAGCAGGAAAAACGGCTTCGCGCCGTACATCAAACTGGTCGGCTAACACCGCACGGTTCATGGGGCGGGGCGCTTCGGCGCTCCGCTCTTTTTTTGTGCGCGGTAATCCGTCGTCGTCGTCGTCGTCGTCGCTTGGATCTAAGATCTCGGATCCCACCCCCACCACACCCACTCCCACAACCATATCAATCGCAGTCTGAATCATAGTCCGGGGTTGGGTCAAAAAAAGGGCCACGGCAGAAACACCGTGGCCCCAAGTCGCCCCACCGTTTATGGCATTTTGTCCAGTATCGGCAGTTCTTCTAGGGCAACGGTTGTTACCCAATTTGTAAGCTGCGCGGGTCCATCAACGTGTACTTCGTACACTTCAATCATGCAGGTGTTGTTGTGTATAAGCGGGTGTATGTCGTAGCGCACGTTGTCTTTTTGTATGCTTATGCGGTTGTCGTAGTAGTTAATGCTTACGGGGGGTTTTCCTTTTGGTAGGGTCATAACAGCATCCTCCTTTGTTTGGCTGTTGGCCCAGTATAGCGCAGCGGGGCGTCGTCAACCATTATCCCTTTATCGTTGTAGTCGTCACCGTCGTCGTCGTCACCGTCGTCGTCACCGTCAACTCAAGTCTGGTCTTGTCTGTCCGGGGGTGCTCCTGCGCTCCGGCGCGTTGCATATTAGCAGAGTTGCATATTAGCAGAGTTGCATATTAGCAGAGTTGCATATTAGCAGAGTTGCATATTAGCAGAGTTGCATATTAGCAGAGTTGCATATTAGCAGAGTTGCATATTA